CTCGTCTTGATAGTTAAAAGACTCTAAATAATCTACGCCGGTTAACTCTTTTACCACAAACCCTGCCCACTGGCAGCAATCAGCATCGCCGTAGTCAAACCGTCTTTTCTTCCACTTGTTGGCAGCTCTCAATACGTCCAATTTAGAGGCCATCTTAATTCCTATAGTTTCCTGGGCCCCTTGGCTGGGCAAGATCTATATCGCCAGACGTTATTGTGCTGCCTTTCCCTTTCCAGTTGACCTTCACCCCTTCTACAAACGCCAGAAGGTTAAAGAACTTATCTCCGCTGTACCTGGATTGCTGCCAGGTATTAGTGAACATTAGATTTCGGCTTCTTTGCAGTAAGGACAATTGAGACTCGCAAGTCATGGTTATCATGTCGCCCTGGTCTGACCCAACGCTTACAGCCATCTGGTCCATATGACCAGCCCATAACGCCACAGGATTCTGCGTGTTTGCTGGATTTGGCTCCTGAACAAAAGCATCATCCTCATCCAATACGCCGAGATATATTGTCACCGGGCGCATATAGTAGTTTTCTTCTAGCGCCTGCTCGGCCAGCGTCGCATCAAGTAAGGACAAGGTCAGGGTTATAGAATAAGGCGAAACGTCTGTCCCCTCCTCTACGGCAGATATTGTCGCCAGGTCACCTAAGCCCTGCCAGGTCTGCCCGTCGAAAGTATATTCTCCGATTCCGTTATGTACATATAACGTCTGACTAGAAAACTCTAGCTTGGCGAATGACAGCAGCCTTACATGCCCTGCAGCAAGCGCATCTGCTACGGCTGGTGAGAACCCTCTACTCATGCTAAAACGTCCTCCATAGCTTCTATAGTGATGCTACTAATACCTCCGACATCATTGCTCCATGACGGATTGTTTCCCAGAATGAATACACCTAGAACCGGGGGTACAACATCAGCGTTTGTGAACGGTGCGCTCGCAGCTGTTGTGTTCCTAAGCGGTGGCGCTATATTGACCGTTACATTTCCACTTGAGTCAGTGTTGTAGCTATCTGTCTCTGTCTGAGTGCCAGCATCCCAGTCGCTGACAACCATATGAAGCTCATTGCCGATCCTTAGATAGTCACCTGATTTCATGTAGCCTTGTGCGCTGGCAGGGCCGCCTGTCAATGACACTTCTGTACCTGACTGACTTGCTGCAGCGACTAAAGTAGAGTCAGCTCCTGCGCCTCGTCTAGAGTAAGCAAAGTCTCTTAACAACATCCTATGCTCTTGCCCGTTGAGGCGGCTTAGAAACGCTTGCAGAGTCGCCTTTGTAACGCCCGACACATTGTTGTACTGCATAGTACACTTCCAGAGAGAGCCCTTACGGGATGCTGTCTGCACAGCATTAGTCAAAGGCGACCGGAACACCCTGGTGTTGGTGACTAGCTCCCAGGTGCTAGATGTTGGGTTTATGTTAGGGAATATAAACTGGGTCATACTAGCCTTCCTCTACCAGCCAGGTCCCTGACCGTTTGTATGGTTGTTCTGCTCGTTTTCTCCATAGCCGTGCGGATCTTCTGGTCTACTTCTGGGCCTGCCCCGGTAGCGTCTACATTGTTTATGATTGTAATCCCAGAGCCGCCACCGTTATGCATGTCAGTGATTTTTTCATTGGGATGTAGCATCGCCATAAAACCGCCCTTTCCGTCCATGCCTCCCGATCTAGCGCCGCGGCCGGTAAAACCACCTCCTTCAAATGACGCGACCGCTTGAGACATAATAATTGCTGCGCTTGCGTAACCCATGCCTCTTATTAAATTAGCTGAAGGTAAAATTCCAAGGCCAAATATTCCAATCCTGGCAGCGATTAGTCTTGTTGCAGCCAATTCGGCGCTTATAACAGCTTCTGCTGCAGCGAAAGACTTGTAGGCCAAGAAAGCAGTCTTCTGAGCAGCTGTGCCTTCAGCGAAGCTGCTAGCCATCATTTGCAACCCTTGCAATACGACTTGCTGGCCAGCTTCCGCTATCTTCTGTTTCTTTTCCTGCTCTTCTTCAGCGATTCTCATTCTCTGTAGTGCAGAATCTCGCTCAATCATAGTAATCATGTCTTCGCGGGTACGCGTGGCATTGAAGAATGAATCGTCTAATCCTTGAATAAAAGTTAGTCTTTGAGACTCTTGCTGAGATATAAGCTCGAGTTCAGACAAGAATCCCGTCCTCATTCCCTCTAACTTTTTCTCGGTTTTTAGCCTCTCCCTATCTTTCGCTTCTTGGTCCTTTATGCCAGCCGCAATGCCTCGCTGATCTTCACGCTCTCTTTGCCTTCTGGCCTTTTCTGCCTCTCTCTCATCTTTGATCCTAGCTTTGGTTAATGCGTCTACAGCATCGCCTTGCATACGAACCAACTCTATGGCCCTTAACCTTTCAAGCGCCTGCCTCTTTTGCTCACTAGTAAGATCTTTATTGCCTTTTATTTGTCGAGCCATTTGCTCCGCGGGACTTAATTTATTTGTCTTGTCATTAAGCTTTTCTATTCGCTCTATAAGTTTGTCAAACTCCGTTACAGATTCTGCTACAGCACCAGGCAATCCTGCGCTGTTAAAATCACCGACTTCTTTGGTCAGTATTGCCAGCTCCCCATGAGCTCGGAAAAACTGGGTTACTAAATCCAGGAATCCATCGTTAACATCTTCTAACTTCTCAGGCATCATTGTGTTCAATAACGCCGCAAACTTCTCGTTGTCCTTATCGAGCTCTGTGCCCGCCATCTTGGCCGCTCTTTCCAATAATACAAATTCAGTCGTAGTTAAGCCTAAACTTTCAGCGGCGTCTGCTAGCCCCTCTGTTCCGCCTCCAACCTCGAATTGAAATCGTATAGACTCTATATCAGAAGCAACGCCCTGGATTTGCTGCCTATAGCCCTTCATGTCCTTTAAAGCGGAAATGCCAGCCATCATCCGCAAATTTTCTGCAGCTGTCTCTGAAACTTGACCAAGCTCCTTTAGCTTTCCTGCGTATTCGATAACCCCAGTCTTAGCGTCCGTTTCAAACAGGGAGCTTAAAGATCCAACTGTATTTTCTAGATTACTCGTAGCTGACTCAGACTTTAGCAACTGTGGAATAAATGCCCCCGCCAAAGCACCAGCAACTGCACCAACGGCACCTAAGATGGCGCCCGTAGGGCCGAATAGAGATGCTACCTGGGCCCCCTGTTGGGTTAGGACCATGAGCGGACTCTGGCCCATCTGTAGCTGGACTGCCACATCCTGTACCTGATGACCAAGCTGACCGAATCCGCCACGCATCATCCGCAGAGAGCCGTTTAGCTTTTGGCTCTCTTGGTTGGTTTTCTTGATGTTGTTTTGGACGCTTTTAAACGCCGAACCTGTATTGTCCGTCGCTGTAGCTGTAAAGACGTTTACGTTACCTGACATTTTTGGTAGCTTCCTTTAACTTGTCTGCCTTTAGTTTAAGGAACGTAAACCAAGTTTGAAACTCCGACACCGTCATTCGCAATACTACGTCTAACGGTTGGCCAAGGTGGTCTGCCAGTTCGTACATCATGTACAGGTCGGTGACCTCTCCTTGACCATCTAGGAGTTTTTTTCGCGTTCCTCTTCGCTATCCGCTGCTAGCTTTAGCACAAAGTTTGCGACAGACGATAGAACATCTGGGTCAACATTATTACGAAGCTTTGGCTTGTCGCTGATATCGAACAAGGGCTCGCCTTTCTCATCGACGGCACCATAGATCACAGCATAAACCATGTAATCCGTGGTATCGTCTTTAGATCTAGCAAGCCACTTGGCCTTATCTGACAAAGACAAATTCTTAGCGAATATTGTGACATCCCAAGCTGGGACCTCCATTGATCGCACCTCCTGATTGCTAAAGTGAGCAACCGCCGCGTCAATTAAGGAGCCCATTATGCAGTGCCAGGTGTTAGTGCGCCAATACCAGTAAGGTTAAAGCTAGCTTCTACTAGACCATCAGCTGCAGCACTCTTGCTTACAGATGCGACAATAGCCAATCCGTCCCACTTAGTATTGCCTGCCGTTTCGCCGTAAGGATATAGCTCAACCTGAACTGTGCCGCCTTCTACGAAATCCTCTTGAGCTGGGTCATCGTCACTCCAGATGCAATTCAAAGTAGTTGACCAGCTTTTAGTCGTCAGCTTCTGTGAAGTCCAAGCGTCACCCAAAACAGTATCGTCTGCTAGGTTTGCAGTGGTTTCCAAAGACCAATCTTTTACCTCAGCAACAGCTACGGGAGTACCCGATCCGTCTGTTGATGTGACAGCTTTTATACTGCCTGTATGTCCAGCATGTGTAGCCATTTCGAGCTCCTAAAATAAAAACTATTTTAACCTAAAAACACCAGTATTATAGCGTTGTTTCCGGGTCATTTTCACTAGTGTGATAGATAACATCCACAGCCATTCTTGCGAAAGCCAGGGGTTGATCCCCTTCGCCAGCAAAATCCGCTTCAAACCTGGTTATCTGCAGGTCCTTGGCGTGACCGTCTAAGGTTAAGTCTGCGTACAAAGCATCCTCAATCTCTAACGATATCTGATCAAGCTGATCGTCGTAATTAGACGTTCCCTTGACATAAATCTCTACCACCACCGACAAGACTCTTTGCTGAAGTCTAGACGCGCCGATTGTCGCGTAATCAATCTGCTCACTCAGAGTGTAAACAGCAAGCCCGGGCAACTTAGCCTCAGCCAGGGGATAAACTCTTGATCTGTAGACTCTAGATCCTGTGGTAGCCAGGCCCGTTAGATCAGTTACTATCCTGTCTCTTATCGTCTTTCTTGCGTGAGCCATTATTGCTTCTCTAAGGCCAAGTCTGTCAGCCCTGTGCCGTCATTCATGACGACTCTTACAATGTAATTAACTCCGCTTATAACGACAGAGTCCCCCTCTGCAGCGTTAGCCACGTCAGACGTTTTAACCGCCAAACGAGGCTGCTCTACTGCAAATGCCACCTCACCGCCTGTATCTACTGCCTGGTATTCCTTGTCGAATATCCCGGTAATAGTAGATGCCGATCCACCAGACGGTGTGTATGTTACTGACTCACCAAAGTCAGCGAGCATAATCGCTCGTTCGACATCCGTTTCTACAGCCATTATTCAGCCTCTTTTTGCTCTACCGGCTCTACTGGCTCTACTGGTTTTACAGGTTTTACAGGTTCTACAGGCGTTTCTTCTTTCGCCTTTCTTTTGGTGGGCTTGTCGCCTGACAAACCAACGCTACGATTTTGCGCCTTCTTAGGCTCTTGCTTAACCTCTAAAATGCGACCAATCGCGATAAGCTGATTGACCTCATAATCTTCTAATTCAACAATGTCTCCAGTTTGGTGACCATTGCCTTTAATTACACAGCCTTTGATTACTTCGTACTTCTTCATCTTAGCTCCAAGAGGATCGGGGCCCGATTGGGCCCCTTTCCATTTGCTTGTATTAAGCGTCACTATTAAGCGCCGTCGTTACCGTATGCAAAGCTTACAGCGTGACGGATTGCGATATCCATCATTGCCAATGCTACGATTCTTACACCGCCTGAAGTTGACAAGCTGTACGGATCGACCTTGATATCGACTCCACCAAAGAAGCCAACCAAGCAATCACTGAAGTTCCCATAGTAGAGATTTCCAGTAGTAGCCTGATTAGATACGATGGCACGGTAGCCGTTAATCGTCCCGCCAGGTTCAGCAACAAACTGAGCAGTGCCAGATGCCTTCTCAGTGGTCTTCAACGCGCCGTACATACTTGCAGGCAAGATGTAAGCGAGGTTACCAGAGAGGGCATTGTCTTCTGCTACAGCAGTTTCCAAAGTTACTACTTCTGCGAAGGTGGGGTTAGCAGCTGCGAAGTTAGTTACTTGGTTAACACCAGAAGTGTTCAAGATACCCGTGGGCTGACCTGATGAACCAGAGCCTTCCAATGCAGACAAATCAATCGCCAAAGCGATGGCTTGTGCAAGGTCGTCACGGATCAAGTTCTCAACATCCATTGAGCTCTGAACCATTAATTGGCGTGTTGCATCCGTATATGCGCCAAGTGTGCGTGGGACCATTTGGATGTTGCCAACGGTCATTTCTGACTCGGCAGCAGCAGCGCCTTCAGTTCCAATCCAACCAGCAGCAGCTGAGGTCAACTTCTTGGGAATGCGAACGTCGCCAGACAATCCATTGAGGACTCGAGCACCAGCACTCATTACTGAGCTAGCGTTTCGGAGTACGTCAATGAAGTCACCACCACGGTAGTCTTCACCAAACAAGTCAGCGTCATCAGCTGAGTTCATGTCACGCTTCCAGTTCCGCAGAACGTCAGTAGGTAACATGATGCCTTCGGCTTCACGACCATACTGCTCTGATGCGGCTCGAGAGCACTCAAACTCAAATGCAGCTTCTTCTTGTGACCGACGATCATGCGGGTTAGCCAATGCACGTACAGCGCGCAGGATAGAGAATCGCTTCGCTTCCTTCTTGCTTAACCCAATGTCGTTAGACTCAAGAGCCTGAGTTGAACCGATTTTGTCTAAAAGCGCGCCTCGGAAGTCTTCAATAGAAGCTCCAGATGCGATTGCTTCGCGAGCTAAATCAGCTTTGTTATGTCGAGCGCCGAGCTCAACGATTTGTGCAGCGTTCTTCTGAGCAGCCTGTCGGGCCTCCGCTGCAACTGCTTCAACGTCAATTTTAACGTCTTCCATAGTTATTACCTCTATTTTTCGAGTTTCAGTTGTGGCGGTCTCTTCTTCGCTGCTTTCCACTGTCACGCTTTCGGCAATCTCCGTTGAAACCTGTGCAGATCTTCCAATACCAATCTCACTCATGTCTGCCGGGATGCTAACAATACTAGCCTCTAACGGTTTCCACTTACGAGCGACATAGGTCTTGTCGTCCTTGCGTTCTAGACGTTCTATCTGGTATCCCACCGAAATATTCGATCTGATACCGTCTTTTACGTCCTGATATACCGATGAGGCAAGTTCACTTCGTCCAAAGCGAACCTTAGCCCGGAGTCGCCGGGTATCTTCATCAAGGTATACATCTTCTATGACCCCTACAACTTGCTTGGGGTCATGATCTAGCAAACGGTTAGCCCTTCCGCTAGCCAGGAAGCTCAAATCAACGGCCTCCTTGCTATGCTCTAACACCTCATTACCAAAACTGCGCTCAACGGCAGTTTCTGATGAGATGGACATCTTTACTGTTCTCTTATCGTCATCAAGAGCTCTAGCGTCCAGAAAGTGACTGCGCTGCACGACTTCAGGATCATTACTTCTGTCCTGGTCTTCGCTAGCTTCCTGCACCTCAGCCTCTTGTTCTGGCTGATCTGACTCGCTTTCAAGTTCATGCTTTGCGAACTCAATAACGTAAGTCTCTTCTGTCTCTTCGACGCTCACTACATGGCGTTCCATATGAGTATCCTCTATGGTGTTTTCCGATTTGTATGATTCTAATTCATAATCAGTATTATTCAAGTCAATGTTTTCGCTTCTATGTGTTGGCTTATAGCTACTCATCGTCTTCTATGACTTCTACAGCTGCTTTCTTTGCCACGCCAAACGGCTCTAGCGCGTACTTAATGCCAAATTGTTCCGCAAGCTGCCGGTCCCTGGCGATCTGAGCCAATAACTCTTCCGTATCCATGCCGTACTGCGCTGCGACGTGAGAAAGGCTCATAACTCCGTTCTGAACGCCGGCGATAGCTGCAT